TATTTGTTTCTTCCCCAAATATTGCATGAACTACTTGCCAGCAATCAGACTCGATTCTTTCTTTTTGAGCCTCAGTTATTTTCCTGTATGCGGCTAGTTGTTCTTCGCACTCCTTAATTCTCTTTGCCTTATCAGAAAGGCTTTCTGGAATAGAATTTAGAAGTCTGTCTGATTTGCCGAGATTACAATCAAAGCATGATGTGACAAGGTTTGCCTCTTCGTTTCCGCCACCATCAGCAACAGGTCTTATATGGTCAACCTCTAGAGTTGTTTGTGGTGGACGCTGGCCGCAGTAGGCACAGCAAAAATTGTCTCGCTTGAATATTTCAAAGCGAAGCTTTTTTGATATTTGCTTTCTGGTATTCATAAACATTCTCTAGGCTCGCCCCTTGGTCGAAATGCCGCGAACAGGCGCAACCAAGGTGGTTAGTGAAACGGCAACAAAGGGCGAGTCTGGAGAATGCTTTTGTTACCTGTTACGTTATTTACAGTTTCGACACTGCACATTCATTTTAACTAAAAAATAATACTTTGCAAGAACTGGTCGCGTTTTAAAGAGTGTCGACCATTACTGCATCTAGTGAACTCTTTGAAACTAATAGTAATAATATGGCTCTGGACGATTAGCCTCTAAAAACGACTTAGACTCCTGCTTAAAATCAAAAGCATGAGAATCTTGGTAGCCTTCAGGAACAGAGCAATCAAATTTTATTTTTGCTTGTCTTATAGTTGCCAAAATACAAGCCGGACACCCATCCACGCGATTTCTTAATAATTTCAGATTTGCATCGCTTCCATCCCCAAACAAACCTAACAACTCGCTCATTGGAGCTGTAGAGCTACCAAATGCGAAATAGCACATTCTGCATTCTCTATCAGGATTCAAAGTGCAATGCCTTTCGTGCAGCCTCATGCTCTGTGGCGTGTATTTACTTTTTTTGCAAAAATCACAGGTGTATTTTTTTACTGTTGTTATTTTCATTATTTCTCACTCCATAATTTAGCGATTTCAATCTGGCCAAGCGGAGTAATTAAACACTGGATTGTTTCGTATCCGTTTTTGGCTACACCTGTGACAACATTAAACCAATCGGCATAGTTAGCCATGGGTAGGTCTTGGTGTTTAAACTTAATGCCAGTCGATTTGAGAAAGATATTTAGCTTGGTGGCAGTTGTGCCTAGCTGCTTGGCTAAAGTGGTTGTATTGCAATCCATGCGGCGATTAGCAAGCGCTTCATATACAAGCAATGCTGGTTTTGAGGCTTCAATTTGAGCTAATGCTTTTTGTTCGGCTTCTTTTGCGTCAGCCCATGCACGAGCCGCTTCAACTGGATTGCTGAAATCAGGAAGTGATAATGTGTTTTTGCTTTCTAGCTCTTGCCAGCGGTCAACTAATGCAGCGGTAAATTCTGGAGATAGTCGCGCGACCAGCAAAATTGAATCGCGCTTATTCAATAAATATTCAGTATACTTATTGCCTTTATGCTCAAAAGTTAACGGCTTAGGTTCAGCGGTTAAAAGTTGATCTTTTTGAAGCTGTAAAATTATTGGAGTTACATTCTTATGAAGTTTGCCAGTTATTTCGGCAATTTCACGAGATGACATTGTTAAAACAGATTGGTTTTGCAGAATTGGAAGCATAAAAAAACGCCTTTAGTGTAGCCCTTGGAGACAGACACCGTGAAGGGTGAGCTGGCATAAGGGAAGCCATTGTTAACGGTGAACAAGAGCCACACTAAAAGCGTTTCTATTGCTCACACCTTTTTTACCCGCCCTCTGTCACAAAGGCGCCTTTCGGCTATGGGATTTAATTGCGCTTTCATACTCGGGCGAATATTACTCACGCACGTTTATTTTAGCTCATCGGGGAGCGTTTGCAAGGGGTTATTGAATTTATTTGCTGATAACCAGCCCTGCGCCACATACAATCATGCCAGTAGCCCCTATAAGCATTCCAAGACTATCAACTCTTGCTATTGAAACAATAAGAGTCATGCAATTAATTGTCGCCAAAACAAGATAATATTTTTTTAGAACCATCATCTTTTCCTAATCCAAAATACTCAACAATCGCAGCTATTTGAGCCTGCGCCCATACATCAAAATCTTTCAAAATTGCACCAAAGTAATTCAAAGCACCAGATTGGTGCGGATTTTGTGGAAATGCGGCTCAGACCGTGAAATTACGTTATAAGCCACCAGCCCAGTAACCACGCGAGGGCTGGCGCTTAAATGTCGTATTTTTAATGGTTGAGCCGTTGATTACGCTGTTATGTGTTACTGAAAGCATTTGTATTTTGCGAACACTTCCTTCGCATCATCTTCGCCATGTTCATCTATAATATCTTGCTTGGCTATTTCTTGCGGCTCTTCACATTCACCATCTAAAAAGGCGGCACAAGTAACACCACATCCACCCCAAATGCCAATATCAAAACAACGGCTGCGGCTTTTCGGGTAGTGCTTGTCAATATCATTTACAGTTGTTGCAAAAACTTCTAATCCATCATTTCTGTTCATAAACGCTCCGTAAGTCAGTTAATCGCAAACACATAACAAGTCGCTGAAACTCGACAGCCTAGCGGCTGCGGTTTAGCTCTGCGTTATGTTCTCAGTTTAAGAATGTATTTCTTAACCTTTTCAGCCTCGGCTTCTGTAAGCCAAAAGTATTTGCGCTTCAAGCCTTTCGCTTCGTTTTCGGCTTTCTTGCGCGCTACTAGAACGCGCTTTTCAATTGCTGGCATATCTACCTACATAAACTAAAGTTCCATCAATTAAATCACCGCAAGAAAGATTAAACGCAGAATAAAAATCAAACCCAAGCGCAATAAAAACTCTTAGCGCAGCGTTTCTTTCTGAAGCAGCATAAATACCGTTATAAAATTTCATTTTAATAGCCCTCTGACACTGCTTTGCGTTTTGCTCAGCTCATGGTGTTAATATAATACAGGTAAGCGCTTACCGCAACAGGTTAATGCAAATAAATTCAAATAATCGCAAAAACATAACAAGTCGCTGAAAGGCGACGGTTCATAAATCTCAGTTTTGTTCTGGCATCTTCATGCCGCGCTTTAGCTCTGCGTTACATTCACTCGGGTTGGTGCTTTGTCCTATTAGGGAAATACCAATCGCGGTTATCGAATCCGCATTCTGTGCATTCCCATCCGGTGTCCGTTGCACCACCGCACTTAATGCACGGTTGTTCTTCATCGTCCAACTCTAAAACCGTATCATTTGCCAATTGCGAAACCTCCAAAATAAATGTAACAAGTCAATATTACGGACGGGTCAATAGTCGTCCATTTTTCTACCACCTACAGCCGCCGCAAATCTCGGCGTTATAATTTTAGTCTGCCAAGGCTTTCCGTTGTGCCGGGTATCAGCTCAATGTCATGCTCAAACCCAATTGTTTCAAATTCAAGCTCGTGCCTATACATACACCATGCTTTCAAAAATTCTTCGCCTTCATCTTTGCTTAGGTACGGATTATTGTTATGGCAATCCAGCTCACCATTCCATGTTGTTTGTTTCATTATTACCAAATAACCTTTTAGGTTTTCCGGCGTCATTTGCTCGCCTTTATACCAATGCTTCTCAACGTGGCTAACATCTGCCATTGGAATAATATGTTTTTTGCCATCAAAAATACTTTCGCTAACTTTACCCATTACCGCAATCTCCAAGAAAAAAAATTATAACAAGGCAATTAAACACCACTCGCCTTGCTCGTTCGACACCGCTTCGCGGTGCGGTTTATCGCTGCGTTACATGCTGCCTGTGAGAGCGCAGCACTTGGCGTTAGAATGTGGTTGGCTGAGCTACCGAGCGAACCAGTGCCATAATTCCAGTTTGCAAATCTGTTTTACCAATCGCCACCCAACGCATATCAATCGCGTGACCGCCAGTTTGCGCATTGAATGTGGCGAGGTCTTCAATTAGTGCGCCAAGCTCAATGCCTTTTTGTTTAATTTTGTTCATCATGTCAATTTCGTCTTGGTTCAAATCGCGGTAGCCTTTGATTTTTTCGTGCTGATCTTTCATGGTAAAACCTCTTACTTGGTTAAATTAAACCTGCTACAACATGTAACAAGGTTATTAAAAAGGACGCGGTTTAAGTCGTCCAAATATCGTAAATCTACAGCGCGCCTTTTATAACGGCGTTATGTGGTCACTCTAAAATTAAGAATCCCGCTCATCGGGCGTAGAATTTCAAACGGGTGATCTTTCTTGTATCGTTTAAGCGAACATTCACCGCACCGAATTTTATTGTCGCCGTTGTCATAGCGGTCTTTAGTTGCATCGCACCCGCAGTCATGGCACATAACAAGTTGCTGAAGCATCGCACCTTCGGTGCTGGACAAACCTTCCGCTGCGCCCACATCTGTTTGTAATTCTGTTTTATCGCTCATTTCAAATTTACCTTTTGTTTGCCGCTTAGCTCGGCGTTACATTAATCCAAAAAATCAATAAAAATATCAACATCACGCAATGCAATACCGCGCTTGTTCATATCTGAATTAATATCGCCTTTTACATCTGCGAGCTGATCTTGCAAATTAATCAAGTCTCTTTTATCACCATTAAGTACCATGTGAACCTTATTCCACAATGGAAACATCTTATCTTTTTTCAATAAGACTGTTACCGCTACTTTAAATTTCATTTCAATCTCCAAAATGTAACAAGTCGTTACAGCCGATGGAATTACCATCTAGCTATTTAATTCCTACTCACCGCCACGGGCTGAACTTGGCGTTATGAATCTACTCTTTCAACTTTGGTGGCTTTGCTAAATAAATCTGCAATCGCTTCGAATTCAGTATCGCCGTAACCTGTTAGCTGGTGCTGGTCAACCCAATTGCAATAGCCCGCCATAAGCTCTGTAACGTCCGTTTTTTCTTCGTCGGTTAATTCGTAGTCTTCGAGCTTTTCTAGCGCTACTGTCATGTTCACGGCGACGCATGGCGGCTCACAAACATCTGTTGTCCAAACGGCAATTCTATTACCGTCAATTTCCATGTAGTTTTGCATTTCAAGCTCCGGTTATGCTTTCATTCGCAGTGATTCTGCAATATCAATTAGTTTATCTGTTGGTCTTGTAATTCCGTTTTTCTCTCGAGCTACTAGCCCCAACTCTTCCAGCCTTGGCAGCATTTGCATTACGCTTTCGCCAATGTAGTCGTGGTAAATTCTTAGCGCTGCATTTATTTCGAGCTTGCTCATTGAGCCAATAAGAATATCTTCATCTGATTCCATTAAATCTTTACTCCGGTAGTTGGTCATAACAAGTCGCTCAAACACCACTCCGCTTCGCTACGTTCGATGCCGCAAGCGGCACGGTTTAGCTTGGCGTTATGTGTTTAGTGCAACTTTAGCTGCACGTATCGCCTCGTTTATTTTATCTATGTACGAAGGCTCACCTTTTTCGCTTTCATCCCATTGGCTAGTGTGGTGGTATCCATCACCAGCTTGTTCAATTTGCCAAAGAATTTTGTCCACTTCTTTATGACCAGTCCTTTCAAAATATAAATATCCGCTCATAAAACCTCCGTAGTTAAGTTATCGCAAGCACAGTTGCACATAACCAGTAAATGAACGCGACGGAATTAGAACGTCGCAATTTTTAAAACTCATACAGCCGCAGCGTTATTAAGGCGTTACATTCACTAGAATTCCAGCATGGTTGCACTACGCAAATCATCCGGCGCTAACTGGTGGTACCAAGGCAGATGTAAAACAATGTTTTGCCCTGCAGTTACCTCAATTAATCTGTTCAAAACCTTTCTGTATATTTCGTTCACCTAAATAACCTCGCTATGTAAATGTAACCAGTCACTCAAAGCGACTGCCTAGAAATTTGTGTTTTTATCACTGCTTAAATGCAGCGCTTTAGCTCAACGTTACTTATCCACCCCTTGCGCAATGGTTAAATTCTCGATTGCTAGGGCGATAACATCATCCATCGTTAAAGGTTTTTTGTTTTTTTTCTCTCTTGCCTTGTTTATTTTGTGCTGCTGAATATCCAAAAACGCTTTTGTGGTCGGGTGTAACCTTACTTGTGTAGATGCCATATAGCCTCCAGTTGTTGATTTAAAGCAATTGTATATGTAATCTTTTGGTATGTAAAGGTGTTGACAGAAAAAAGATATGTGTTATTCTGAACTCACACAAACAAACAGGGGTAAACGATATGCGCAATGAAAAACTTTTGAGATGCGATGCTTTTGAATCGCTAGGATTTAGCATGGGGCAGTCTTGCGCAATAATTTATTGCGGTTATTGGGGGTTTGTATGATTTGCGGTAACACACAAGCGGAAATAGAACGCGACACACAAACGGATGCACAAGAGCAAGCGCAATATGCCGCCGAGCACGCGCGCTGGAAGCTGTACGTTGAGCAATTGCTAGCGGGTGTGACCATTGAAGAAAACGGGCGCAAATACTCGCTAGATGAGCGTGTGCGCAACGAATTCAATTTTATTGACCCTGAGCTTGATTTTATGGCTGATCTAGCTGCTGGCAAATGCCACCCAGTTTTAAAGCGTTTAATTCAATCCGAGGCGCGCACATTGGCCTCAATCATCGCAGGGTAACGATATGGACGATAAATTTTATGCTTGGGCAATCTTGACAGTGTTTTATTTTTTAATATTCCCAATTGTGTTTAAGTCTGATAGCTACAAAATTGCTGTTGCTGGGTTCTTTGTATTAAACGCTATATTTTTAGCATGCTTTGCATTTGTTTGCGCTTTTTTCTGGGCTGTAGCAACAATTTTTTCAAATTAATAACATCTAACACAGGGTAGCGATATGGACGAGCAAAAGATCAAGACAATGTTATTCGCTCAATTCATCGGTGGAGGAGGTTTATTGCCTCCTTCCTCGCTTGATAATGATGAGCGCAGAATCTGGAATAAAGTAGTAGCTCAGATTGAGCTGGCTGAAATGGATAAAGGGGAATAAACCATGTTTGACAATCTAGTAATTCTATCAATGTACATTATTGCATTAATCGCAGCTTTTTGCGTTGCTGAGACTATCGTGGTCTTGGTGATGGAGTTTTATGAGTCGCGACTTCAATACGGAAATGCAAAAGTCGGCCATGTTTTAAAGCCTAGCGCAAAGAAATGTAAATTTAATGTAATTGTGCGCGCAGCTTTGGCAAAGTTGCGTTTTAACTAAGGGGTAACGTATGGATAATTTAGAGTTTTGGCGGTCGGTATCAAAGACCGATACAAGCGCAACAAAAACAAGCAGTCAGGGTGGGCGCGAACAAACCAGCATTAACGGCTACTGGATGATAAAGCAAGCCACCGAAAAGTTCGGCATGGTTGGCATTGGCTGGGGATGGGAAGTAGCAGAGGAGCGCTGGGACAATGGCGCAATGATACCAATTAAACAAGATGACGGATCAATACGCCTAGAGCAATCAAAAACGCACACGATTAAAATACTGCTTTGGTTTATCCAAGATGGCAAGCGCGGCGAAATCACTCAATACGGCCACACCCAAGCAATCTACAAAAGCAAATACGGCATAAGTGATGACGGCGAAGCCCCGAAAAAGTCACTTATGGACGCGATTAAAAAAGCTCTGTCAATGCTCGGCTTTTGCTCGGATATTTTCACAGGTATGTTTGAAGATCGTGAATACGTGCAAGCTCTAGAAGTTGAGCAACAAATAGAGCGCGCTAATGATCGTGATGCTGAAATTGCAGCGCGTAGACTTGAAACAACGGAATATGTAACACGCAACAAGGAGGCCATAGAAGCCGCTAAGACAGCGAGCGAAGTTAAGGGGCTAACAAAGGTCGCAGTTCTTCACCTAAGCCGCCAGAAGTCAATACAATCAATTACAGACATATGCGAGCGCGGTATTGCTGCAATCAGCAAGGCGTCTGAGTTAAAACTAGAGGAGTTATCCAAATGACAGCACTGCACACACTAACAGGCCAATACCTAGAATTGGCTAACAATGAAAACCTAGACCCGCAAGCGATTGCCGACACGCTAGAAGCTATTGGCGGGTCAATCCAAGAAAAAGCGGTTTCGCTGGCAGATTGGGCGCTTGATTTAGACGGTAATATTGAAAAGATTGACGCTGCAATCGCAAGGCTTGAAGCAAAGAAAAAACAAATCAAGGCGCGCCGCGAGTCGCTTAATGACTATTTGCTCACTAACATGGTCGCAACTGGCATTAATAAAATCCAATGCGAACTATTCACGATCACTCTATTAGCTGGCCGCGACTCGGTTGCAATTGGTGACGAGAATCTAATCCCCGACGAGTTTCTAAACGTTAAAACAACAATCACGCCGGACAAAACCGCCATAGCAAAGGCGATTAAAGAAGGCCGTGAAGTGGCAGGTGCAAGCCTGCAAAAAGGCTCCCCATCAATCAAAATTAAATAAGGTCTAAATTATGTCAGGCGTAAATAAAGTCATCATCATTGGCAATGTCGGCCAAGACCCCGAAGTAAAATTCATGCCGTCAGGTGGCGCGGTTACTAACGTAAGCATTGCCACATCGGAAACATGGAAAGACAAAACCACAGGACATCCACAAGAGCGCACCGAATGGCATAGAGTGGTGTTCTTTAATCGCTTGGGAGAAATTGCTGGCGAATATTTGAAGAAAGGCAGCAAAGTCTACGTTGAAGGTTCGCTCCGCACTCGCAAATGGCAGGCTCAAGACGGCACCGACCGTTACACCACAGAAATCGTAGCCAGTGAAATGCAAATGCTAGACGGTAAAGGAGATCGCACTGCAAGCACACCGCAACAAGACTATCGAGGTCACACTGGGAGCAATCAGCCGAACCCGACTAGCGCACCAATAGCGCCACCGCCTGCTGGTTTTGATGATTTTGACGATATTGCATTTTGACCAATGCGCGGCTAGAGATAGCCGCAAGGAGCACACAATGAGCTTAAACGAAGAGCTACCAACCAAACACATTGTATTCAGCCGGATCAATACCGGATTGCACAATGAAATAGCCGACCAGACCGCAAGATTTTTGCGTGCTGGCGGCAAGATTAGATCGTGCGCAATAGGTGAAACAGCCGACTTTCAGACGATCAACGCAAAGGCTGAAGCGGTAAAACGTGGAGGCCAAAACGGGGCAAACACAACAAGACTAACAGCAAGATTAAAACGGGGCGAAAATGGAAGTAACGATTGAAAAAGCTACACTCGATAAACTTAAAGCACAGGTAAAAAATCTAACGCACAGAATACGAAACATGAAATTAGCGCAACAAGTCGCAGAATCTAAGCTCGTATTCAGCGACCATGACAAGCTAATGATCTTAGAGTCTGTACTTCTTGCAGTAGTCGGAACCGAAGCAATGGAGCCGATAACAAGGAAGCTAATAGCCAGCTTTTCGGATGATGATTTTTGGCGAGAAAACAAAACAAAAGACACTGACAAAGTGCTGATTGCATTAGCGAAGAAATAGCCCCGAAAGGGGCTACAGTCCTGCACTTGTTAAGCCTGCGCGAGTCAATCCGCTAGCGGTAAGACCTAATTGAGTTAAGCCACTTACACTAGTAACTACGCCGGTTTCATTTACAGTTACAGTAAATTGGTAAACCTTACCTGCTGTAGCTCCAGCAGCAGGCCGTAACCAACCTGTAAATGTTCCTGCTGTTGTTGTTAAGCATGCAGAGTCAGATGTGACAACTAAATCACCAAACGGAACATACCAAAATCCTGCGCCATCAACCGTGTGACCAGCAGCATTAAGCCAATAACCTAAGAACTTATTGTTATTGGTAACTGGGCTAACAAAGGTAACCAATGTTTCAGTAGATTTTTTGGTTAGCGTTACAGTTTTTGTTGCTACTTCTGAACCATTAGTTAACGTCAGGGTGAATGTAATAGGAATGGCGGGAAATGCTGTTGCCTCTGCCCTATCTATAATATTTGCAGTCCAGTTATTACTAGACCCACCAGTTATGGTAACTGTAATATCGACATTATCTGTGGTTGCAACTGGTTGAGAAGTAAAACCAAAAGTGCTTATTGCTACCCCAGTAGCCCCAACCTGAACACTATTTCCTGTACCAACGAGCAAAATATCTTGTGGCTGCTCGGTAATTAATGTTGGGATAATAGTTCCGCGTTGAGAGGCTGATAGACTCCATGACATTGACGTACTGGATGCAGTGGACGCCTTGGAATTAATACTAAGATATCCCTCTGTATTTGTAGCACCTGCCGCTTCAACAACAATACTCTGCCCACCTGTCTCACTAACAGTAGTAGTTAATTCATTATTTACTGAAAAAAAGAATAATGCTTCTTTACCAGTAGTTGACGTAATTGATGCAGAAGGTGTTTGTGTGGTTGCTACTACGCCTGTTCCAATTGCTACAGTACAAGGACGATCAGCAACTACAGCCGCGCTAGTTACTAATGTTGCGGTAGAGTCATGCAGCACAGTAATGTCGAATGTTCCAACAGTTGGAGAGTTTAATTGATATACCCACAACCATTGACCATTAGCCGACACTGGGCTGATGGCAACTAACGTCATATCTACGCCGTTATATCTGACATAGTTAGGATTAGCTTTTGCTACGTTAGTAGCGCCATCAGCCTCTACAGCAACAAATAATATTCTTGTCTTTGCAGGAACTACAATAGACTGCGTAGTTACCACATTGATTGCAGTAAAACCAGATGGAGGCGTTCCTGCTGAGTACGTAATTGTCATTATGCAATCTCCGCTCCACGAGTACCAAGGTAGAGTGTACGGTATTGGGTTGTACTATTTTTAAGAAGCATTGTTGTTGTATCCAATGGTAGATCGCCGCTTGAGTTAATGGCGTGACACTCGTTTCCTGTGCTAGTAACTCCTACCGTGTTGTCATAAAGTGGTGAGTTTATCGCCATCAATGCACTATTTCTCACTGTAAAAGTTGCCCCAGCATTTGCATTTGCTCTAACCGCCTTATTCCTACCTGTCTGTCCATTAGTGTTGCTAGATGCTACAGAACATCTATCTACTACATGAGCACCAATTTTACCAACAGTAGTAACATTCTGAAAGTTTAGGCAAATTGGCCCGCGTACTTTTGAAAATACAATTTCATTGTTTCCGCCAGATGACTGATCTGAAAATGAGAACCCAAAATCATAGCCGCTATTAGTTGAGCCAAACTCACAATACCTTACGCTCGTACTCCAATTCCCATCCTTCCAGTGAACACAAGCTGCGTTAGCCGCAAATGTTGACCTAACTGCTATGCAATAATCCTCAACCCAGCTATGAGATGAAAACATAACATGCATTAATCCATCGTTTGCATTTGCAACAGTCCTGTTAATTTCACTTACGCCATGAAAATATCCATACTGCCTAGCTTTGGCAGCATTTTCATCGGCAGCAGAAAATGGGGCAAAAATTGGAGAAAAGTTTGTCTCATAAAGCAATGACGGGGCATAAGCATTTCTAGGAATAAACCCATCAATTGTTAACCAACTAAAGCCCGTCCTTTTAACTTGTGTAAGCCAGATATTATGCGATTCGTAAGTATTTACTGCGCTTCCAGTCAATCTTAATTGTGCTGTAGTTGACCCGCTTAATAAGAAATCATTATCGTTAATACGTAACTCAGAATTTGTAAAATCTATAGTCACATTTTCATTCGGAAAGCTTAAAAATACGTTTGGTTTTTTTGCAGCATCAAGAACACAAATATAAATATTTGTTTGTGGTGGAGTGGCTGCTGATTTAGGCGCATGATCAGAGTGTGGAGAAGTTTGATAAGCCGTTACAGATCCGCGCAGATAGACTATTCTGTTGGGGTATGTTGTAGCCGCTACAGTAGAGCCGGTCACTTTAGCCAAAGTTGCGAAAGGAGCGCTAATACTTCCAGTACCCGTTGTATCATTTCCGGCGTTATTATCAATAAATAAAAACTGTGACGTGCTTGAACTAGTTGCTACTGTCCACGTTATTTCTATGTAATCAATGCCTGCTAATGGGATAGTTCTACCTTCCCAATCATTGCCGTACACACGAACAGTAAACACTGCTGGCGAGCTTGTACTGTAAGCTGATGTTGGCGTCCATTTAACAACACCATGATCTGCTGCTGTTAAATTATTGCCGATAGTTGCACCAGTTGGCGCTCTCAGCAGCTCAAAAATATGTGGTGCTGAGCCGCCAAGGATCTTCACTGGAACCTCGTACTGGACGGAATTAGCGCCATCATAGTATGCCCATCTATGGCGGGCGTTTACAGTGCCAGAATATGCCCCAGTTTCAGAATCTGGTCGTGGGCTTACAGCCGCAATAGTAAAGTTATTAGCTGCGCTGTGACCAGAAGCTAATTTATAAGCTGACAATCCTGCACCAGAATATGGCTCAAGCCTTCCAGTAAAAGGATGACGATCTTGGGTTATTGTAATATTGGCCATTATTTATCCTCGCTTACAAGTCGCGCGTATTTTAAGCATAAGTTTAGTTTGTGCTCTTGCTCTGCGAGTCTGTACTCGAAGTCGGTAGCAGCTCTTTGAACGCTGGGAGCAAGCTCGGCATATCCTTCTTCAACTCCACCGGCAGGCGAGGCTTGGGGCACGCTACAGGGGGATTTGATGCGCACGACACGCTTACAATCGCCACTAGCAATACAGTCATCGCGTTTCTTAATTTCATCTTTAGCGGCCTCTAGTTGGTTTGTGGCTTCTGTTCTTGCTTGTTCTGTACCGGATAGGATTCTTTCTTGTTCTGCTGCGTTTTTGGCGTATTGCTCAATCTCCTTATCCTGACTATTAACCTTTTCGGATAAGTAGTCATAACGAAGCACAAAGGCGATAAAACCCACAAAGAGAGCGGCATAGATGTAGAGCTTAAGATTAGACGGCCACATATGTTTTACCATCGTAAGTAAGATTCTGTTTTCTTGGACTTTCAGCTAACCCAATGTGAATCCAAGTTGGCTCTAGAATAAGCTGATCGTAGACAATTCCAGACTCTCGAATGGTTTTGAATATCTCTTTAAGAGTCATATTGCCGACTATGAAATCAGCAGCTAAGCCTTTCATGTGCGCGCTTGTGTCTGAACCCTTTACCGCTTTGTTAACATCAGGCGATCTGTACCCGCTCAAAATAGTAATTGGGTTGCTATGGCATGCAGTACGGACTTTTTCTAACGCTTGGGCCAGAGTCATTAGGTTATCGACAATATGGTTAGGCGGGGTATTGTCGTAACCTGTTTTTGTATAGGTCAGCTCTTTAAGTGAGAAGTGCTCAGTTAGTTGGCTCATTAGTCCCGCCTTTTATCTTTTGAGTGACATTTCCGGCTATATAAGCCCCTACAACAGTAGCTATGATGAATCCGTAAGTATTACTATCAATCTTTCCGAAATAGCTTAATAAGCCGCTTTGGGCTATGCACCAATAAGACAATATGAACCTTCTACCGCCTATATTGTCAAAGTTCATAGCGTCACTTTTTAAACTTGGAGTAAATGTATTTAATCAGCTTAAAAACACCGATCTTTTCTAGAATTAAGATGCTAATCCACAAACTACCAATGACTTGCATCCAACTAGCAAAGCTTAAAATCCAAATTCCATGCTCGCTTAGATTCACGTAGTGCCCCTTTGTAGCTTCAGCCGACACCACAAGAGAACCAGCGCCGACAAATGAAACAAACTTATTTTTTAGCGTTTCTCCTATCGCGTTTAGCACGGAAAATGCTCCTTATTGTTAAGTTCAAAGACACCGCTAGGCTCACAAGGATATATAGACACAAGAGCCAGAAATGCGCGTCTGAGAGTGTTTGTGATTCCATGCGCTGCCACCTTAACTTTATCAATTGAAACTACAATAAAGAGTAGTTCAAGTAGGAATGCAGCCAGCATAAAATCATTACAATATAAGTAATACGTGTCTCCTATATCATCCCAGTTAACAATCACATTAGATTGGTAAATTATGCAAAGGCACTCGATTATTTGAACTGCTATAGACCATCTTGCACGAGAAAGTAAATAACACGCAATTACAAGGAATAACGAGGATAGCATCGACAAAGGATGAATATAGAACGGGTCAAAATGAAATATTGACCACGGAAAGAAATAAGCCAGTGAACAAAGCCAAATAGCTATATATTCCTTCTTCATCTGCGAACCTTCACGTTAGATTTGCTTTTATCGCCTTTAGATTTTGTAGCCATGATAATCTCCTAGAGTGGAACGCCTAATTTAATAACGTCTTTTCGTTCCGGTGAGTCTAACAAACCTAGCAAGCCTTGAATAGTCAGCCCTAAGTCTACGCTCGCATTATCGCAGTCAATTGTAAGCGCGTCATCAAAGGCTTTAAACGTTGTCCGCAATAGGTCACGATAGGTAACGCCAGCGAATCCAATCGCAGCAGCGTCATCATCCGGCTCGACTGATCCGCTTAGCCACGTTAAATCACCCTCGATTAAAGAGCGCGCTTTGTCGTTGCGGATTTGCTCGGCAATAGTGAGCAAGTTGCGATATTCAGTTGATGATAGTCCTTTGGTTTTGTGCGTAGGGCGCGAATACCCAATAGATATAATGTCGTTCATAATTAATCCGCCAATTTTCTATAGAGTGTTGGGGTGCCCGATACTGAATGCGGGATGCTGGACGATGACTCAATCACAGCGCCGACAAAATCCGCTGCAGCAAAAGAAGCTGTGTGTAAAATTTTTTTCGATGCGTTGTCGCCCTTGGGAAAAAAGTATTTTCCAGCATGGCAGTACCACGTTGTCAGACTTACAAGAGAGTCAGTAAGACCTCGCATTTTCCAGCTAATCAAATCATCAGTCCATAAAATACACGGCGCGCCCAAGTTTGTTGGCTGCGAATACATGCCCGCATAAACCCTGTTTGAATCAAAAGATAAGGCGCGATAGTTTACGAGATTGGAGTTTTGCCCCGGCATTCTGCGCTGTGTAAATGCTGTAAGGTTTGTCGATGTGAAGTAAACGCTTGACTGGTCGCCTTTTATCATCCACGTACCGCCTAGATATGCTGCCATGTCGCCGCTCGTTGGAAGCGTTACTGACGTATAGCTTGCGCCAGTAGCGGTTGTGTAAGCCTGTGTGCCGCTTTGACTTATAAAAAACGTACCGCCGCCAGCAATCAACGTTTTACAAGATAGCGCTGCCGGAGCCGATCTTGAGGTAAGAGTTGCTCCGTCTGTAGTGGTAAATGCTGACCAAGGTCCGGTTGATCCATCTACAAGCCCGTAGGCAATCGAGCCATTCCACGCAATTTTAGCCGTTTGATTGTTGCCACCGTGCAACTGATTTGCGCCTGCGCTCCAAGTTGTTCCGTCCGTAGAAAATCGCGTGTAAATGTCCGATGAGCTATTCCCAACAATAATGAATCGCGTGCCATTGAAAACAACGCCAGTCGGGATTGCGCTCATTCCGGTGTTTACTACTGCATAGTTAGCTCCGCTGTCAGTTGAAGCTAGCACTAATCCAGAGCCAGCCCCCGAATAAGTTGCCACGATAACGCCAGCGCCATTGTCTGCAACTTGCAGAATAGTCATTGACGTTGCATTAGTAGCAGCAATGCCGCTGATTTTGCAGTGTTCTAGTTGAGCTGCGCGGGGATAACTTGCAGCGGTCGCAGCAAGCCCAGAACGCAGCCAAAAAGCTCCGCCTTCCTCTGTTATAGATGTGCCAGATTCAGCAAAAAATCTATCAGACCCAATAGGCTCACCACCACCCAAAACCTGAGATACATAACTCATACGCACCAACCCCTAGCAGCTCCGCGCCACGTAAAAATAACTGTATTGACGTTGATATAACAATCCTCGCTAAGTCCGATTATTTTATCACTTGTGTAATCAATCCACGGATAATTCCCGCCGAATCTGGCTTGATTGTAGTCACGAACACCGAACCATTGCCCTACCGTTGGGCTAGCTGGTGGCGTAATTGCAAACGCGCCGCCGCTGGTGTTTACGTCCTGCAATACCCCAACTTCTGCGGTATATGCGCTGGTTTTAACAGCCGTATTCGCAGTGGTGGCAATAATCATCCCAAAATCTGGATCGGGGGTTAAGCCTGCCGCCGCTTGAGCCGCCGCCGCCGCCGCTTCTGCGTTAGTTTCGGCTGTCTCTGCTGCTAGCTCGCTGGCTGCTGCTGCTGTAGCGCTAGATTGAGCCGCGTTTGCATCAGCTTCTACACCGTTCGCGGTATCTTCTACCCATTCGGCCAATGTATTTAAATCGGTCTTAAATGGCTGAAAAGAGGCTAAGAAATTGTCCATTTTCGGACTAAATACGGCCTGATCTTGCCCACGATTAGGCGGGTCGGATACGTCTGTATCTATAAGAGGTGGGGGCGTTACTGGCATTATAATTCCTCTACGCGCATTGAAAGTGATGAAAGTGCGGGGCTTAACGTAAGAGAGAAGTCCTTATAAACCCCGTAAAGTGTTGTTTCTAAAAAGTCAGTCTTGGAGCCAATAAAAACGATAGCTCTGTCGCGGTAGCCAGTGAGTAGCTTTTGAATTTCTCGGTTGTATTGAGTATTGACCCCGATTTGATAATCAACAAAACGATTATACTCGCCGGATTGAATGACAGCGCGACCAAATGACCGATCAACGTTTGAATAGCTCACGATACCGACTTGCGTACCGTAAACCACATCGCCGACAAATTTACCAAAGCCCACGACACACTTACCGCATTTGGCAGTATTGACCCCTGCATCAATGACAATATCTATCTCAGTGCCACCGTAAGGGGGGAGGTCGCTCACAATTAACTCGGTGTGTTTGACGATAGGCTCAAAACAGTAGGTAAACCCGTCATAGACCGCTGAGTTATCCGCTAAATCAAAGGTTTCGTCATAGACAAGACCATCAACCGGATCTGTGACAATGACAGTCAACTCATTACAATTAAGGCCAAAAAATGCAATGTAGTCAGTGATCCCTTGGTTCGGCTCTAGCGTTAAACTGATATTTCCAGCGCGCGTAGTCTGATAGTCGTCACCGCTGCGGGTGTAGTCAAACATAATGCGGCTGTTTGTGGCTTCTGAATACTTCCAATAGGTACCGATAACAGTGCCGTTTGCGGTATCAGTATCGGGGTTATTATTCAGGTTTGTTCCGGCGAATATAGATTCATAAACGCGGTTTGATCGTTCAGACTTTTGCCCGATAACGTAACCAGTAGATGAGTCCCACGCGGGATTAGAGGCGACCGCATTGGTCGCCGTTATCTCTGTGTCACCTATCGCCACTGGTCTGATAATGTGCATTTAAGCCCCCGAATTTTCCGCTATTGTATCAGCCTATCAGAAACTAGTCATTAATAGCTTAAGCAGTTCTTGACACTGGCATACCGATAGCTTCCCATCGTTCCAGCATCATTTTTGATCGCTTGGTGTTGTCTTCAATTTGGATAGTTAGCTTTTCCATATTACCTTCAACCGCTGCAAGGTTAGCCGCCATTTGCTGATTGGTTTGTGTCTGTGCTGCCAATGCGCCATTGCTGATAATTGGGTTTGTGGATGCGCTAGGCATTCCGGCATACCCGCTTAATCTGTCCAAAATCGACAATGTGCGCCCAAGTTCGCGCTGGTAATCATCGGCACTAACAAATTGCGACTTATCAAGATCGCTGATTTTAGAAACAGCGTCATCAAGACCTTTAAACCCTACAATTGATTGGCCTGATTGCGCCGCTGCTAATGCCGCGTTAAGCGTGTTTTTTGCGCGTTGTCGGTCTAGGTCGTTAAGTTGGCCGCTCTCGCCTCTTAACTTACGAATGGCGCTTGTCAGTGCGTCCTGAGTGCCCTTGATTAGCCTTGCTTGTTCTTCTGCTGCGTCCTGTGCTGCGCGGCTCGCCTCCTCGTAAGCTCTTTGTTGTGCTGCTGCTGATTCTTCCGCAACTCTTGCGGCTTCCTCTAGCGCCCAGATTTGCTCTTGTAGTGGGCGATTGCTTGCGTCAAGTGTTGCCAGCTCTCTTTCGCGTAGGGCTTGGGTGTCGCCTTGTAAAGTCAGTAATTGAGTTTCCAGCCCGTAGCGCTCTTGCGCAACCGCCGCCATTTTCGATTGCATATCGCTTAATTCGCCCGCTGCTTTTTTGGTGGCATCAGCTAAATCAAGGGCCGCGTGTATTTGTTGCTGGATTGCGCGGTTTTCATCACTCAATGCCGCGTCCAATTCCGCTTGGCGTTTTTCAGCATCGCTAGCGGTCAACTCAAACAATTTAGCGCTTAGTGATTTTTGCTGATCCGCAATTGCGTTAAAGTCGTTTTTGAGCTGCTCAGTTGCGCTGGATACCGCATCAGCAGCAGGAACAAATTGGGCAAAGGCTTGGTTGACATCTAACAAGGCCGCGTATTGTTTTTGCTGTGCTTCGCTAGTTAGGTCTAGGCTCTCGACCATTGCGCGAAATTCATCGCGGGTCTTGGGCATGGTTAAGCCAACGGACGCCAAAGCATCGCTAATTTGAGCAAGTCCGCGCTGCGATTTTTCAGATTCGCTAAAAAAGTTTTGATAGTAGCTCGACATATTGGTATTAAGTCGATCAAACCCGCCGGATAATTCCGCGACCGCTTGAGTAGCTGTAATCGCAGCCATGCCCACAAGATTAAACTTAGGTAGTAACTTTTCTGCGTAGCTAGTGAATATATTGGTCTGTGATGCAAGGCGCACCATTGTTTCAAACGCGCCTTCTCCCACTTGCTGAAATTGCGTTAAGCCTTCAACTAGCGAGTCTGCCCATTTGTCTAAAGTGCTGCTAAAAAACGATTCGATTTCTTTGGTGAGTGCGTCCCCCTCCAAACCTTTAAGGCTCAATTTGGTGGCGTCAATCATAAGTTTTGAAGCGTCAAATGTTGCGCCGAATACTTGGCTAGCTTCTTCTAGCGCTTCGCCAGCACCTTCAAATACTTTTGCAAATTGGATTTTGAACTCTTCGTTTAAGTCGCTGGTTTGCGTTTTGACTTTTGAGCTAGTGGTAAGACCTAAAAACTTCTTAGTGGTTTTAACTTCGGCATAGTTCATAGCGCCGACCATTCCAGATTCCAGCGCGTCAGCTAGGGTTTGCCCCATTATCTGGATGCCTGAATCTATAACGCTGGTTTTTTTGTTGTAGATTGCTTTTGAAATGCTATTGATTACAGAGTCAATAAACCCTCCAACTTCACCGCCCAAAACTTTGCCGACCAAGCCAATAGCTCCACCACCAAGCAGCGAATTAAGCGCGCCGCTTGTTTGTACGCCTGTGTTAATACCAGCCGCAGCGTTACCGCCCAAGCCTTGACGGGCGAATCCTGCTGCACTGCCTGAAATCCCCGTTCTAATATCTAAAAGCGCTTGATACATGCCGTGATTGACATCAAGCAAGCTCGCGCCGTTGTCGCCCATCTCTGACAACGCTTTGCTGATAGACTCGCTCTTAGCGTTAGCCATGCCCAAAAGCGTGCCAGTGCTTTGACGCCCTTGTCTAAATTCGCTGGTTAGCTCTTTTATATCCTTTTCCATGTAGTCATTCCATAAGCTGCCAACAATTGCAGCGCCTGCAATCGCCATGTTGGCACCAGCAGAAAGGCCGCCCATCAAGCCCTGAATTAGTCCAGCGGCCTTATCCATAATTGGCTGAATGACTGGTTTAATAACCAATGTCTTAAACATGTTTTGAAAAGCATCTTTCAGATTTTGCGCAAAACCTTTTCCGCTTTCAAAGCCGCGCATCAGTGCATCAGTTAAAGACTGGCTAATCTCCTCGGCTTCGCGCTTGGCTGTCTCGCCCCACTCAGCAACCGCGTCTATAGCTTCTTGCGAGTTGCGCATAATGTCATCGGCTAGCTTGTCTTCGAGCTGTTTATCTAGCTCTATTTGTTTGCGCTTTTCATCATTCAATCGCGCGGCATTTAACAAGGATTGCGCTTCCTTGCCGTTGATACCGTCCAAAACATCAATTAAGCCGTGCTCAATGTCGTATCTGATTTCTGCCTCTTTCGAGGTTTCGGCCATTAAATCAGTTTCGCGGGTCAAGTCCGAGATCATATCCTTAATGCTATCCGCTCGTTTTTCTTCTAGGTCTAAGAGTTTTTTAGCGGCTTTTAATTGCTCCTCGGTAGCGGTTTCCTCGGTCTTTCCGCCCTTGCCAAACTTCCCAAGAATATCGTTTTTTGCCGCTGCGTTTTTAGCGTCAAAAGCTGCGCGCAATTCATTGGCTTTTTTAATTTGGGCATCGTAAGAAATCTCTACCGCTGCTTTTTCATCAAAAACAGCCTGTAGCGAACCCTCGCGCGCCATGTTTATTCCTTCAACTTCTTTCTTGTAGGATTCAAAAGTAGAGCTAGCATCAAGCGGGTTTGTAAGAATGTCGTAAAATAGTTTTGAGCCTGCAATAACTTTGTCAAATAACGCGGCAAACTCGACTGTTAGAATCTGAATAAAGGCTTTGATATTTTCCGGCGCGCTAGTAAATCCGTCCCTAATCTCACGAAAGAAATCATCGGTAGTCGTACCCATGGCCATCATTGCATCATTGTGCATCATGTACCAAAGGCCGTATAAGCCCTCTAGCGCATTCATAACAACACCCGCGCCAGTTTCAGCTACATTCCACACCCACGAGAATCGTTCGCCTATAGCGTCAATGTAGGCCGCCATTTGTCCAGATTTGATAAAGTCGTTCAGTTCTGCGATTGCCTCGGTCGCGCCTTTCACTCCTGTAGCTATTAGATCGCCTGCACCAGCGCTATTGATTGTTCTAAATAAACCATCCCACGTATCGCCAAGATTTGAGATTGCGCCATCTAGCGTTTTCATGCGGTCAGCAGAAGCACCCGCAAAATTCACGTCACCAATAGACTTCAAATAGCCTGTAATTTCTTCCGAGCTTTTCTTAACCGTCTTTGTTACGCCTTGGAACGTAAAGGAGACGTTATCGCCCTGCTGCTTGGCCTTGATCCCAAACTCTTTTAAGCGCTCAAACTCAAAGGTTGACGCATCAGCCACGGCCTCGATCATATCCATGAGGGTTTTCCCCATAGCCGCCGCTGTGTTTGAATATGATCTTATGGCCGCTTCGCTTGGGTCTAGCCCAAGGTTTGCCATTTTGGTGAATGCGGTAGTAACGTCATTCACGCTTTCGGGGAGCTGTGACGCCAATACTTGAATAGCATCGAAGGCCGCCGCCGCATCTTTAGCGCTTCCCGTTACAGTTTTTAGGCTTGATACAAGAATGCCCGTTTGTCGCTCGGTCTCAATAAGTTTGCCGACCATATTGCCAGCACCCAAAGCGCCAGCCGCCGCCGCAAACGCCGCCCCCACGCCACCCATAGCGCGACTAACGCGGGTTTCGGTTCGCTGCCCCTGATCTGCCAAGCGGTTAAGCTCGCGCACTGCGTTTTGTAGTTCGGTTATGTCGGCGCGGATGCCAATTTCAGCGATATCCATAGCAAATACCTATTAAGTTTTCACGCATTATAGCCTACAACTAACAATAAAAAAGCCAGCTTATTAGGCTGGCTTAGGTTTCTTTCTTGGCTTGGATGGATCGGCCTTTGGTAAAGCTCCGGCTGATAGCGCTTTGAACTTAGCCGCTACACTTTCCCGCATCGCTGCCAGTGACTCCTGTGAATCATCAACCCATGGAGGTAATGCTTCGGGGCTTTGCCCGTCATGGTAAGCAGTACAATAAGCGCGAGACATATTAATCAGCATTGTGCTTTCCCAAGGGGTTAAAACTGCGCCCGATTGATCGCTGTAGTTTCTTAACTCTGTCCACGTTATCGGTACTGCACCATTAGCACCGTTTAATACCATCCCCGACTCGTAAAACAACTCTAAAACGTATTCATGAGAGTCAAGCTCCGGCATTTTTAATTCAGGCGCGTTCGGGTGCGATTCCGATAGTCTTTTAATCCTTGACCGTGTCTCATCGTCCTTGTTTAATCTGTATGGGGCGTGTAACCACCCCATATGCCGAACATACCGTAAAAGCTGCTCGGCTACTGCGCCAAAAAATTAGCGCGGTTCATAATTGCGCGGTTGATTTGCTCATAAATCCACTGAAAACGCATATCGCTATAGAGCTTGATTGCATTATCTTTGGTGAACGGAAAATCTTTACCGTCAAGCTTGAAGTTATCAGTCCAGCCGACTGTATAGCCTGCAATGCGCTCGATTGCTTCGGCTTCTTCTTCTTCAACACTTTTAACGCGCTTTTTAACGTTGCTTTGAGCTTGCTTGCGAGCTTCGGCAATATCAGCTTTAAATTTTTTCGAGTCTTGACCAAGGATAAAAAACTGGATTGGCTTGTTATCAGTACCCTCAAGAACATCGCCCAAGGGGGACACAAGATTAATCGCCGCGCCTTTATCTGCAAGGGTAGCTGTATCGAATTTAGAAAGATCAAAAGACATATAAACCTCATCAAAGTTAGTTAAATCATCCAAAGGAATGGCCCACTGAGGTGGATGAATCCTCCCCACGCGCGTGGGTGTGGGCCAAATTTCAAAAATTAAAACGACAACAAACTAGCAACTAAACCAGTACCGCTAGTAATTGCAATTGTCCCCTTAAGGTATTCCTTAATAGTATCAAGAGGGATAGCCTTAACAGCACCAGCCGCGATAGAACCAACCGCATAGCCAGCCGATACGTCAACCGCACCAACTCCCGCAACTGGAACAGTAGTAGCGCCGTTACCGTCAATAACTGGCGATAACGCGCCGCCAGTGGCATTGCGCAACACCAATACCTGAGATGCGGTTGCAACGTATGAAAACGTGTCAGCCGTACCCGTTAGTGTGGTTTCAGTGACAGCGCGAACACCAGAGCCGCCCATATTTGTAGCTGCAATAGTAGCCATGATCTACCCCCTTACACTACGTCAAGAACAGGTGAGTTCAATTCAACGGTGGCATTAGCGCCAACCACTGTATTTGAACCGCCGATATTGGTTGTATAGCCGAACACCATCCCACGGAAATACTGAACCAATCCAGTTGGGTGAGTAACGCGCCATGTGTGTACGGTGTACTTCGCTGCACCATCGGCACCAGCTTTTAACAGGATTTGGCCAGCGTCATCAATATCACGGCCTAATTGCAAAGGCATCGAGCCGTAATTGATCTGACCTTTAAACTTCTGGGTGTAACCTTTGTCAATCGCATCATGATTCACAACGGTAGCAGATGGGCCAATCTCGCCGATATTCACTACTTCGCCGATATTGGTATAGGTTAAGGCTTCGTAGCCTGCTTCGTCTTCGGTAGCAGGAGCAGAGGTCGTAACGCCAATGGTAATACCTAAACTAGTATTCACGCTCATTTTAAAACCCTCAATATTGATAAATAAAACTAATGGCCTTCATCCGGCTAATAGTTTATCACAATATGGCCTTTAATAAAGCAAAGCTATGATAGTGCGGTATAGCCTATTGACAGGCTTATGATTTGGTGGGTGTTATCGTAACGGGTAGATGATCGGCTGATCTCTTTGATTTTCAGAGATTGCCCGTCATTGGTGAGAATTAAACCGCGCGGGAATGCGGTTTGAATTAATGCGCATATTTCAAGTGACGCCCATTTGCCGCCATTCTTGGGGGTGCATACGTCTACTTGATAGATTCCGTCCTTTTGCTGGAACCCATCGGCAGGGATTGCAGTGCTGAACGTATCGCCGGATAGATCGTATTCTTTGCAGTAGGCAGTGTTTGGGCTTGGCGTGTAGGCTGTGCCACCGTCAACGACAAGATAGGGCAATCCCGCAACTGTTTTAAGTTGGGTCAATAATGCCTGCGCAATGGCTCGCTCTTTTATCATCGGGCTACCTTTCTAATTTCATCGGCCAATATGTTTTCCCATGCCGCCACGGATACGCGCACCATACCAGCGGGGGCTTGGGCTGAGTCGCCATACTCTAAACCTTTGGCATAGGGTAAAGAGTTTGTGAAATAAAAGTTTTCACGAAATGTCAGTCCATTTACAGACATTTTGAGGCGATTGATTGCCGCCTGTCCGCTTGGATCAACACCCATATTCACAGTTGTATTTGCTGTACCGTATGCCGCGAGCCAGTTATTTCTAAATCTGCCAGTATCAACGGGCGACTTAACCACGATTGCGGTACTAATACGCACCAAAGACGCCTTAACAACCGTCTCCATTTTCTGGTTCGTGAGATTGGCAAATCTGCGTAAATCGCTGGCGAAACTCATGCGCGTAACTGCAACTTGTGATAAATCTTAACCCCGCCCACCGATTTGAGCGAATCAACTTTAACTACCCGCAACGGTTCGCCGTTTATCTGCGTGAGCATACCCACAAGCGGCTCGCCAGTGGTATCAAAAAACACAAAAGAATCACTAGCCAAAACATTAGACCCGTCAATCTGATCTTTTTTGTATTGCAACTTTGGCGTGATTATTCCGCTTAACGTTACTTGCGGGATTGTTACCATTGGCAAGCCTGTGTCTGGATCATTGCCAGAAACAGCAGGGGAGTACACTGTGCCAGCCGCGCCAAATTCCGCAATGATTTCGCTCGCATCGAGTGCGGCCTGTGCGTAATCAAAGGCCATTATAAAAGCCTCGTAACGCGACCAAAGCCAGTCGATTGCTTTAGGCATGGCTTAAGCAGGTTTTCAAGGTCGGTAGGCAATACGCGGCTAAAAGTCTGCGCGCTGCCTTCTGCGTATGTTTTCTCGGTTTCGAGTACGTCCAGCTTTTTGCGCTCGCTCAATACGTCACCGGACACGCTAATCGCGGTAGTATCCACAAGCAAAGCGTTGTGCAAGTGCAGCCAAGCTGCGTAGGCGGTCGCCTGCTTAACTTTGAGCGGTAGCCCTACGCTATCACGGGGAAACTCTAGCGCCTGCGTAGTGGTCAGCTTATTGCCAGCAAATTCATGCTGCCAGTCAACCCATCGCTTAGTCGCGGTAACCAGCGCTGTTTCGCATTGGTTATCACTGTGGCTATGGGGCAAACCCATCTCGGTAACAAAGGCGTGAAAGAACTCAACATCGCAGTAACTTTGCGCATCAGCTTTGCCAGTGCCATCTTCCACAATTATCGCCATTTCACGCCCCTTAAAATTCTATAAAAAAGCCCCGATCTTCTGGGGCTTTGTCTTTGTTACTTATCAGTTTTTGGCTTTTCAGCTTTTTCTGATTTTGGCTCGAATTGCGCGTCAATGATTTTGTAACCTTTTCCGCGCCATTCCTTTTTCACTTCCGGCTCGACCGGATGCTCTAAGTATTTAATCTTTTCGCTAGCCATAAATCACCCCTTACAAGTCAGCGTTAAAGATAGTAACCACACCAGCGGTGTGCTTAATGCTGGTAGCCACTTTGTCCCAGTTTGAACCAGTAGCCAATTCAGCATCAGTAGGCGATTTGCCGCCGTTGGTTTCGTCCCAAGTGTAGCCCTTCAAGCTCACTCCGAAAGTGTAATCTACTTGCATTGTGGTTTCGATACGGGTTTGGCCGTTGTTTGTTTGAATATTGCTAATTACATCAGCAGTATCGTAAACAGTACCAGCACCCTCAACCAGTGACAATACGCGGCCTTTGTTTGGTGTGCCAGTGCTATACAACGCAGGCGCATCAGTAACAACAACAGGCTTTCCAAGAATATCCACTACCAAAACGTTTTGCGCTTGGAACAATTGGGGAGTATTGGTCAAGTTAGCGCCGATCAACTTGTGATAATCAGCACCGCGCATTACAGACGCCACCAAATTACCAGAGTGATCGCCGAACTTAGCGTGCGCGTTGTTCATTGCGCCGTAAGAAACGCCAGCAGAGCCGGACACGTCATTGGTAGCGGTAGCTTGGTTAGAAATGGCAGCGGTCAAACATGCAATTACAGTGTTCAACTGGTCAGCAAGCAAAGCCTCGGCAAAGTTACGTGATGCCACTTCGATACCTTGCGCGGTAGGCTTGTTTAACCAAGTAATTTGCGAAGGCTCGTAACGGATAGGGCCAAAACCACCAGCAACCTTAACGCCGCTCAATTTCAACTGAGTTAAATCAGTCGCAGTAGCGGACGCTTGAGACGCGTAACGATCTACACGGCGTTGAGCTGAGTGAATCGCAGCAAAGAATGACTCTTGCAAGAAATCACCGTCAAAACCTTTAGTTGTCAGACGGATTGCGCCATTACTTGCTTGGTTGAATTTGTTCACCATTTGCGCCAATGTTTCAATGGTGGCGGGCATGATGTATTCGTTAAAGACTTGCATTTGTGAAAGTGACATATTGTCTTACCTCATCGGTTTAAATTGAATTTTTTAGCGATTGCGGCCTCTCGCTCTGAGCGATTACCGCCAAAATTACCACCGGATGAGGCACCGCCTGCACCGTTGTTACCGTTAGCCATGCCACCGCCAGAGGTTGCGACATCAGCTTTTACCAACCGAATAACGCGAGGCGAGCTGAAAAACTCTTTCTCGAATCCGGCTCTATCTAGCGAGGTGGCACCGCCATTCTCATCAAGATAAATTTCTTTGCCTGTTTCCGCGTCTACTTGGATTCGTTTCTCAAGTAGTTCGCTGATGGTATCGGCTGAATCGTTATCCACCCCGTACTTAAGGCCTAATTCACGGGCTAAAGAGGCTTGTTTTTGCTTAGCCTCTTTGCCCTTGTATTCTGTTTCTACTTCTTTGCGCGTGCGCTCGGCTGTGCGCTTTTCAAGGTCGGCCATTTGCTCTTGATAGCGCTTTTCGATGGTTTCGACATCGCCTTTACTTCGCGCTTCTTCCAATGCTTTACGCCTGGCCTCTTCGATTCGTTCCTGTGCGCGCTTTTCAGTCTCGCTCATCTGTGTTTCGTATTCAGTGGCTTTTGTGCGGTACTGATCCCGCTCGGCTTTCGCATTTTTCAGACTGTTTGCCAGCGCAATTGTGTCTTTATGCTGAAAACCTTTTTTCCCGTTGAATTCACTCTCGACAAAATCGCCGCGCAATTCTTCGGGTAACTTCTCTAAACTTTCTACGAACATAAGGCACCGCCTCTTAATAGTTAGACTCTATCACCGATAAAGCCTTGATTGATTTTAATACTTTATTGCGCAATTGGCAAAGGTGGGCCAGCGTTATCAGCATCGGATAGCATTGTTTGAGCGTCATCTGGTGCAACCCCACCCAATACCAGCATTTTTATAGCCTGCTCTTTGGTGTAAAGTCCGGCCATAAACGTTTCAATAATGACCCTTTGCTCGTCCGGCGTTATCTTTTGAGAAGCAAAATCTCGCGGCATATCAATACTGATTTTTTCGAGATTATCCTCGATTGCATCCTGTGACCATAAACCCTCAAACATTCCGCAATATAGACACATTCGCTCGTGTGCCGACTCGATGCTGGTAGCTAAACAATCCAAAAAGGCGTTCTGCTCGCTTGAATCAATAGCCGCCTCAGTCGCTGATTTATTGCTTACTTGGTCGGTCTTGAATGACCCGCCCATCGCGCGGACTTTCCCTGCCAACTGCTCAAAATACCATTCGTAACCATCAAAACCAAAATCGCCACCAATTGCTTTAGGCTCAACACCTTCAGGCAGGTTTGTGGTAACACCTGATCCTGTGGCAATAAAATCGCGCCCGCCATTTATCTTTTTAAAGATTGCGTGCTTTTGCTCAGTCCAGCCAGTAAAAAGAATTGTTGGTGGAAGGTTGCGCAATGCCTCTTTATGATCCGCGCTAACTGTGTACGAATGATAAGCCTTGTCAACAATAGGCGATAAGTAGCCAAGCTCCATAGGCATTAAACCGCTTGGCAGCTCCCCATCCGCAACGATTTGAACGGGTAGCCACTTGAGTGGAGCACCCCCATTTACCGTAACGGGTGAGCGCTCGCCTGTTTGGATGCCGTCAGCAGATTTGACTAGCTTTTGCTGGTAGTAATTGCCGTTTTCATCAAGTGCAAGAATCAAATAGCTGGTTACTGTTTCGCGCTTGTAATTGTTTAAGTCAAAAGTAGAGCCGACTTCTTGCAGCATCAAAAACGCTAATTGTAGCTTGCCGTTGATACGATTAAACCACCAATTTACAACATTTTCGCGGGTGTATGACTTGATTGTCGCTCGTGGATTTAATGCGGCTAGATCGGCTTTAGATAGCGCTGTGAGATCAACACCAGATAAGCCCTGATAATCGGCCACCAGAATGCGCCACTTGACCTGTAGAACGTCATCAACTGAATCTGTGAGAGAGCCGACCAAAGACAGTCCGTCGCCGTCAGAGTCGTTTGCAAGGTATTTAATGCCATCCGGCAAATCGATATTTGTCTCGCTGATCTTCATTCGCCCTGTCATTGACTGCAAAGTCTGACGGGGGAACTCATCAAATTCAGCGCTCGATAAATACTTGGCGTAGGCTTCCTCTGACTCTGACGACCCGTCATCTATCACGCTTGGATAGGGTAGATAAGTGCGGCCCTTCGCTTTGACAAATGGCTCGCCCTTTACGCCTGCGCGCATCCGAACAATGAGAGGCAATGCTGCGTCATATTGTTCGTGCGTTGTAATAGTCTGCAAACTCATCTATCAAGCTCCTAATAGGTTTTCGCTATTGTATCACAATCCGGCGCGCTTAAAAGCCGCTGAATCTAGCCCTCGTAGTTCGGCAATAGTGAGCGGTCTTTGTGCTGCATCGGTGAACTTTGACAGCTTCATGCCGCCCTCTCTAAACAATTTTGCTTTAGTTGGGCCTAGTGTGGATTCGATGTACCAATCAGGCTGTGACCGAAGCCAAGTGTCGATATTTGTACCCGCTGGAATTTGGCCGACTTTGAAAACATCTTGGTCTTTTTTCCCTCGGTATTTGAATTTCTTGTTTGTGCGACCTTGTTTTTTCTCGAATGCTTCGCCCCCGTCTTCTTGGCCGCCTACTGCTGCGCGTGTTCCGTCTGGGTAGTCTTGGCCAGCTACTAAATCGACAATGGCAGTGCGGCAGCCAAAGTGGAAAGGACTGTAGCCCACTGGATTCTCACCTTTTGGCCAACCCTTTGGGTATTTTGATGCGATACCCATACAAATAGGGGTTGTGCGGTTATCGAATGTAACAATGGGGAACTCGCGGACAATAACGTCAAGATTTGCCTCTGCCATTGCCCTGCGCGCTTGTGTTGCATAGTGCTGTACGCCAGTTCTAGCGAGTGATTCGGCTTCGTTTTTTAGCAGGCCCTCACTCACCATGCGAATGCGTCCGGCAATCTGTGAGACTGTCTCGCCATTGGAATACCCCGCTTTTACCGATGAGTCGTAAGCATTGCCAACGCTCATAATCTGCGCGCTCACGTACTCACCCCAGAATCCAGAATCTACTTTACTGCCTGAGTGCAAAGTCATCAGCGACTTATCAATAAACCCCCTGATCTGCTTGTCCGCTGGCGTTTTGAGCCGTTTGTCAGCATAGCCACCGACTAAAGCAGCGTAAAAGCCAGCTTCATACACCCCCATCGACTGCAAATCTTCGGTAGCCGCTGCCCATGCCGCCGCCGTGGTTTCCTCGGTTGCTTTTCTTACCGCTGCCGTGATTTTGTTTAGTTCGCTTGGGGATTTGATAGCTTCGGCATCGAGTAGGATTAATCTAGCGGCTTTATATGCTTCTGCTAGTGACGGGTAAATCTTAGAGGTTAGCAAAGCAGTTGCTATGCGCTGTAGGTAAAGCTCATGGCGCTCGAAGTCGTCTAGGAAACTCATTCGATAAACTCCATTGCTAAACAATCGAATACTCGCACTTTGCCGCCAGACCACACGTCACGCTTAATTGCCATCTCAACCGCTTTCTTTGCGCCTGCGCCCATATCTAATGCTGTAAGCGCGTGATCTGTGCCGCTACCATCCGCCCAAGAATAGGTTAGTTTGTATGGCATATATCTTTTGTATTCAGCACTGTAAACAGCATGAAAAACTCCATCTTTGGTTGCAACAAAAGCGGAGCATGAAACCTCTGATTGCGGACGCCTCTCATGGTGCATGTCAATCAGCTTTTGACAATCTGGCATTGATCCACAAAAAAACCAATACTCACCATCAGATGAAATAAACTTCTCATGGATATCGTTGGCGATTGTGTCACCAACAGTGCAACGCGAATCTATAGCAATCTGATTTGTTTTAGCGCAGTAAACTATTGTTGTCATTCTATTAAATCCACCAAAGCCCTAGAAAGTATCTGTATAAACTCGTTTACTTCGCCATTGTAATGCTCACCATTAGCAAGCTGGCGAAGCGTTACAACCGATATTACATGCACACAGTCGCCCATGTTGATGACGATAGCGGGCTGCCTATCCTCGATAGATTCTATCATCTGCGCCTCACTGGGGGGGCGTAGAACATCGGCAATTCACTCACAGGCCACAAGTAATCGACACAATAACCAATAGCCGTGGTAATGTGCTGGTATTGGTTTTTTTGATCCTCTTGGAATGTTGAGCCTGTTTGAAGCTGTACGGTTGCAAGACCCTTATGCGACCATTCCGCCGTTTTTGGGTTTACGTACAGGCTCACTTCGCCGTTTGCGGTTTGGATCTTTGCCCTTACCGCGTTCTGTCTGTCTTTAATCGCCGGATGCGCTAATTTTACCCGCCGCTCAAACTGCCAGCCATTTTCCGATAATACTTGCTCAATATCGTTATAGTCCGACATGTGGCCGTGTTTCTCACCAGCTCGCCCCGCTGGATCGCCGTAGATCATAACCTTTTTGTTTTCGTGGCCTTTGAACTTCTCGACAAACTCTAGCGCTGATTGTTTCGATACCGCGCTGATCAACACTATTTCATCAAGCAGATATAGCGAGTCATCACGAATAACCCCCACAGATGACGAAAGAGGCGTGTAGTTTTGGTCGTGCATCCAGTGTAATTGCTCATGTGGCTGGATTACTTGGTCGGTGTAATTATGCGGCCCGTAGTTTTCATAGATTCTACCGCCTGCGGTTTCAAATGCCGCTCTAAACTCTTGGTTGTATTGCTTCTCGCTCATAATCTTTTTTGCGCGAGCCGCCATTTCTGGAAATATCTCTTCGGTCATCCAGTGGAAGACCTCATATTCATCACTTATGCCTGATTTGGCTTTTTCGCATAAATCATAGTAATGGTTTAAACCTTCTGGCACACCAAGCAACCAGCACCAAGCCTGATAATCTGGATCGGTCGGATTTACTGTATTCAATGCCGGATAGATGTTTGATTCCCATCCGCCCTCTTTAGTGTCCGCAAACTCATCAATGCCGCCGCCTTTCCACGGTATACCCTCGATCCGTTGCGGCTTATCAAGCCCGAATACGTGAATCTCTGAGCCGTTATTCATAAAAATAATCTGCTCGGATATGTTGGGGGCTTTCTTGTGAGTGCTGGATAGAGATAGGTCTAGCAAGTCCTGCCAGAATATTTTTTTAGCTTGCGGGTTTGTTGGTGCTGCTGCGAAGTATGGCCCAACCACTCTATTTGCTTGTTTGACTAAGAAGCGTTTGAATCGCTCGGTCTTACCGCTCCTTCGTCCTGCTGGCACCAAAGGGAATCTTCGCCCCCTATTCACTGCATCAATCAAACTCAACTGCACCGGATGATCCTTAAGCGGATACCAGCGAGCGAGCTGTTTATCGAGCCTTATATCGCCCGTTTGCATTAGTTGGGGAGCCTGTCTATTAGCTTGTTGATAGCGGTCTCTAAATCATCCTTTTGCGGATCTTCTACTTTTTCCTTCCATCCCGCCCTAGTTTTTAGCCAGAAAATCATAGCGGTTGTGTCTCCACCCTTGGCCTTGTTGAAAAGCGCGCCGCCAATGGTGGCGTTTGCTTTCGCTGTAGCTAGGTCTATCTCGTCTCGATAATGTTTGCGCAGAGTTTTTTCGTCAATGCCCAATATGCGAGCTATCTCAGACTGAGGTGTGCCTACCATGCAGTGCATAGTTACTGTGTCGCGCATTGGCTTTGTGGGTTCATGGGAAATCATACGATAAACCCATCCTCGACAGAAACAGCCTTGGCAGCATCCGCAGATAATTCGTTAAATTTTGCGCCGGTGGATTCGTTAACCGCTTCTCTGCCCGTGAAATCTTGCCAGCGTTTTACAATAACATCGCAGTATTTTGGGTCTAGCTCCATTAGGTAGGCGACTCTGCCTGTCTTTTCGCAGGCAATTAAAGTGCTCCCACTACCGCCAAACAAGTCAAGAACTCTATACCCCTGTTTGGTTGTTTTATCAATAGCCTCCTCAGCAAGCGCAACCGGCTTCTGCGTAGGATGCACATATTCGGTGGCACCATCTTTGCCAACCTTCCACACGCTGCCTATTCGCTTTCCGGTAAGCTCTGCACCCCTATGCCAAACGAGAGCGGTTTCATAATCGCTAGAAAAAGTCTTTTTCAGGTCGCCTATTCCGCCGCCACCTTTAAACCATATAACCTGATTTGACGGATAACCAAACGATGAAAATTGCTCAAACCACTGGGGGAGAACCTTCCACGAAGTCCAAACAAAAACCCATCCGTCAGAAACAGAATCAATCACCGGCGCAATATCAAGGAAAACATCATCATTTTTTAAAACTTCAAACTTTTCTGATTTTGTTCTCATGTTTGACTGGTAACTTACTCCGTATGGCGGATCTGTGTGTACCATTTGGGCTCGCTGGTTCTCAAGAAGACGATTAACCGAATCAATACTTGTAGAATCCCCACACATAAGCCGATGCTTGCCAAGCAGCCAAACATCGCCCAAAACGGTAACAGGATCGGCGGGCGGCTCACCACAGGAATCCTCATCGACAAGGCCTTCGGTTGTTTCTACGGGGTCAAGAGACAGAAGAAAATCGTCATCAAAGCCTAGCAGCTCGACATCAAACTCCACGCTTTTAAGGTGCTCAATCTCAAGGCGCAACGTTTCCAAATCCCATCCGGCATTTAAGGCCAACTGGTTGTCAGCGATAACATAGGCGCGCTTCTGTGCATCGCTAAGCCCGCTCAGGACAATGCAAGGCACCTCATCAAGCTGCAATTTACGCGCTGCCAAAAGCCTGCCGTGGCCAGCTATGATGCCGTTGTTTTCGTCAATAAGTATGGGGTTTGTGAATCCGAACTCGCGGATTGATGCGGCTATCTGAGCGACCTGTTGATCGCTGTGCGTCCTAGAATTCAACGCATAAGGGATAAGTAATTCAACTTTTGCCTTTTTATAGGCGGGAAATGTGTTTTTCTCTTGCTCGTTTCTACTGTCCACCGGACATTCCTCACGCTATCACGGCACCGCCGCTAATAGTCGCAGTATATCATAATTTACAAATAAAAAAGCCCCGAACGCATCGAGGCAATAGGAGTGCGGCAGGGTAATCAAATAGACAATTGAGTAACGCGTACTTTCATTGCTGCGCCTGTACCAGTATGGGCCACGTTAATGGCTGCTAGTCCTGCGCCTTGAATGATTAGCTCATCGCTTGCGGTAAGGTCAATGGTTCCCGCTGGATTTAATGCCGTGAAGCGTGTAGCGCCTACGATCTTTTTGGTCACTGTGATTGTTCCGGTGATATTGCCCGAAATCGCAATAACTGTGCGAATTAGGTCGCCCGTTGGATCAAGCGTTATATTGACATTCGATCCTGCTGTTAAGTCTGCGCCCGTAACTACTTCTCTGACTGACATATTGAAGCCCTCTGTGTTTTGGTGATTATAACACAAAAAAAGACCCGCTAAAAGCAGGTCAAGACAGGGTGCTTAGGTAGTACATGGTTTGCCGTTAGGCGAATTAGTTGCCCATCAGTGTACGCCTTTCGCGGTGAGCATCGCGGGCAGTGGCCAGATAACCTAAACGGGTCTAGCGTACCTATTTGCGGATCGCTTTAGCCTTCGCCTAGCAATCAATGGCGCTTTTGCTTTGCCTGTGGGGCAATGTTGAGGCTATCAGCACAAAAGATATTCCAGCTTTAGACTTCGACCGCTGGATAGCCACCCATTTTTAAGAGTGGGCGACTCTACTAAATAGTATATTACATAAATCCAATCTTTTTTGCTGCGTTATTCGCTGCTGATAAAATTTTATCAGTATTAATTCCTGCGGTCTTTTCAAACTCACGCTTAAAATCGCATCCGGCATCCGATAGCTCTTTAAAAGCTTGAGCAAACTCTGGCAGCACTTCGCCGCCTACGTGTAAATCGCCTGCGCGCTTTTGCTTTTTTGGGTTTTCGCAGCTAAGCACAAACACGCTAGAGAATACCGCGATAATCAGCCCTAGATTGATCCATGCGAGAGTTAAGTCGCCAGCTATCATGCCGACTACCAGCAGGCCTGCGAATGATCCACCAAGAGTTGACATTGCTGTCAGTGTTATTAGTTGTGATCTAGTTAGCATCTCTTTCTCCTTTAATCGCTGCGCATCCCGCCAATACTGCGCGGAATAGCTCTGGTTTGTTTTTGTGCCAGCTATGTAGCACGTTCTTTCCGATTCTTGGGTGGCCGTTGTTGTTGGCGCCTAGCATCCCGCGAACCTCGGCAAGGCTTTTAAACCCTGCCGCTTTTGCTTCTTGTGATGCGGTCATTAAATAATGATTCTTTTTGCATTTTTTAAGCAATCGCCATTGCGCAAAATTACCAACTCATCGCCTTTGGTTCCGTTTGCTTTTGCGTAAGCGCGAATTTCATCAAGGCTATCAAAAGAACTTGAAAATGTGCCACCGTTATTTGCGCAAACTATATTAACTAAGTATGTCATTTTGCTTGCCTTTACATTCTGCTTCGCGGTATTGCTTAGCTCATGGGTGTATTATTCCCTTTTAACGGGCATCCGGCAATAGGTTGAAGTGTTAATTTTTGTTAAAGCTAATCTCCATTGCTTTTTTCTCTCCGTGCCGCTTTATTCTGTCATACAGGCAATGTCTTGTTATGCCAAAAAACTCAGCCCAAGCAACCATTGGCTTATTCTCTCCATTGAACTCAATAAACCTGTTTCTCGTTGTATTTCTATGCTGCTCTGTCCACGTAGCCCAAACGCAATTGCTTGGCTCGTAATTGCCATGAACGTTTACACGCTCAATAGTCATTTTTTCGCCTCCGATTGGTCTATAGCCCATATCCTCAATAAAATTTTCAAACACTAGCCACCTTTCACACACAGAGATTCCCCTGCCTCCGTATCTTGGATAGCACTTATTGTTTGAATTTTTGCATCTATCGCGGATTTGCTGCCAAACCCTATACTCTGGGATTCTTGATTTTGTAGTTTTTGTTCCGTTGTAATCTATTGAAGTCATAATTTTTGCCAAATAAAAACGGCTTAAGGGTATCGGGTGGTGATGAAAATTCTGGAAACAATCAACCAAAATAATCAATCCGATACGCTTAAGCCGTCTATTGATTGTATTTTTACAAAACCCCTCACCACAAGGAGCGTCTTTCGACAACGCAATTATAACAATCTTACTGCTTGAATGCTACTTCTTAACCCCCGCATTCGCCACTTTGCTGCGCTCAATCTCTTGGCATCGTGCGCACACCACTTTCTGAGCCGTTGGCATGTGATACAGAGAATAGTGCTTGCATACTGGGCATTGTTGGTTTTCTCTCATTTTTTAAGCTCCTTAAGTTTTTCGTTTTCAGTTGAATAGTAAGAAATTTGCTCTTGATACCAGATAACACTGCGCTTAACTGCGTCTTTGCCGTGGCGCATCATGTCGTTAAACGCCTCTAAACCTATTTCCAGCTTGAGTTTTTCGCAGAAGTCATAGTGCATACCGCCGTAATTTATATTACATGAGTAACACTGGGGTCTAACAGCGCGCTCATCAAAGTACAGATTCTTATAGGCTCCCTTTGGCACACAGTGGCCGCCTTGGCAGTTAATGGTTCCTATCTTGATCGGGGCGTCACAGGTATAGCACTGGCACCACTCACCGTCCGCGCTGTGGACTAGTTTCTGGTGAAGGCTGAATATAGGCCATAGCTCTTTTTTCAGCTTTGCCGCCGTTTTTGGCGCTTTTGCTTTTGGCTTTGACTTGCCCCTTAGGTTTCCTGTTGCTTCGGCGTGGTCAAGCTCACAGGCCGTACAACAATACTTTGTAAGTGATAGCCCTTTTCGTACTGGCGTAAATGGATGTCTGCAATTTTTGCTTAGGCAATTCCGTTGTTTAGGTTCTTTTTTAGCATTCATAAACATCATAACCAAAGCTAGGGATTGCGTTTTTCATTCTGTAAGCGTCCGAATGACGGCCTGAAAGCTCGCATTCAAGTGTGAACTTCTCTATAGCGTCATTCATGTTATTAAAAAACTCCTCGCTAATGACTTCTAGCTCCTCGCTTAGCTCTTTCAGAGTTAGCGGGTTTTCGCATTCAACCTCAACATAAGCGCGCCCGTAAATAGGCATTTTACCGTATAGCTTAACTAACATTTTGCATGGGAATTCAGGCAAGGCCATTACTTTGCGTACTGTAGGTACTGCCCCCTTACCGCGTACTGACATAAATAATCTCATTGGTTTTGCTCTCGCTGTAATTTATTAAACTGCCCTTTCGACTCAAGAATACAACCTTGTTGACTGGCGAATATCTGGAACCAAGTTAAAACCAAAAACATCTCGCCAACTTTCCACGATGAGCTGCTTGTATAATCTGTTTTTTCTCGCTTAGTCAGAGGGCAAATAACCTTATGAATCATCCATTCATAGGGGTTTTCTCGGTAAAACAGCCCTTTAACTGTTTTCTTGATACCTTCCACCATTCCTTCCGTAACTTCTTTTGTGTGGCACGGAGTCAAGAACGCGGCAAACTCGGTTAGCCATACATGAAATAGCGAGTTTTGATCTATTGAGCGATCCTCGCCAAGCCTAGGCGGTGGAAAGGTGAGATATTTGCACTCATCCCACCAGCGATCAACCTGCTCGTGATATGCGCGCTTTTTCTGCTCGCTGTTTACAATCCATGACTCACCCATATCACACCTTGCCAATCTTATTCCAGCAGCTTTCTACATTTGTAATATTGTCGTTAAGCGCTTGAAGGTGGTTTAAAAATTGATTTACATGTTTTGACTCAACTATAAAAACACTTCCAGAATCGCCTTTTAGCGAAAATCTTACAGTGTTTTTGCTTAGGTCAAGCCATTGTAAATCCGACCCGTTTATGAATTGTGTATCTGAAATTTGCAACAAAAACATAATTAACCCCTTTTAGCGCAATGCTGCCAAGCTTCCCAAGCTCCGTCCATGTGCGGATCGTCATAGCCGCCAAAATCGTTTCTAAGCTCGATTACTGCCGCTTGAGCGTTGCCCATGACGTTTAGGAATCGGCTGATATACCACGCCTCAAATTCTTCTCTATTCACTTTTAAGCTCCTTTTCCATCGCCTCATAAGCTGCTAGCTCGTGCTGCAAAATCTTGATTTCTAGCGCTGTTTTTTGATCTTGTAAAAGCTCTTTATTACTCATTTCTTTGCTTTGCTCTACTACAAAAGCACCCATACAAAACGCAAATGTGCACATAAGAAAACCCATTAATGCAATAAACCATTTCATCTCATCATCCCATCCCGAATTAATACCGCTCGTTTTAAGCATGGCACTACGTCACGCCCTCGAATGCACCACATATTGTCCTGAGTTGGCTTTATGCCTTTGTACTTTGAGCGGTTCTGGCTCCACTCTTTCAGTTGATCTTTAAACATATCTCACCTGCCTGTTTGTTTTTTGTAATCTACACCGCATAGGGTTTGCGGGGTAGTGGATTTACATTACTTTGCACTAGTAAACTTTCATAACCTTAACGCCCAATGATAGCCTGCATTCTTTCAGCGCTTCCTCTGCATCGCAGGCGTATGGCATTACCATCGTTCCGCCTTTGCCGTTTACGCAGTAGAAGTGCCATGCTGTTTTGATTACCATATCAACCCTTCGCGCCATTCGTAAAACGCCCGATAATCGTTAAATAGCTCTAGCTGTTCGCTCATGATTAGTGGCTCCGTTAGTTAGCCCAATCGCGTGAAGTGTCATCGTGCGCATATTTAGGGGTGATAATCTTTAGTCCGTAAAAATCTGCCCAGTAGCAGAAAATATCTAAACGCTGGCTATACGTCATTTTTTAATCTCTCCAATCGCGCAAGATCGTCAATTTCTACCTGCGTTAGCTGTTTTGACTCAGGCTCAGAATCAAACAACGACAACAATCTAGCTGCCTCAATTCTTCCAAGCTCTAGCCGTTTTCCCTTTTCCTCAGCCGATTCCGGTGGCACTGGCAAAAAAAGCTGGTGCGCTCTATCGCGTTTTACGGCCTCTTCCATCAACGCTAAGATTGCGGGTATGTTTGGCTCGCGGAATATCTTGTTTTCTCTCTCCGGCGAAATAGCGAGGCTTGCCAGTAGCTTCAATGCGCTATCAATCTGTTCGCGTGAGTATTGGCCTATTTGTTTGGCATACTCTCGCTTGGCAAACTTAACCTCTTTTTCGCTTGGGTAAACAAGATAAAAAGCGCCCGCATACAAGACAATCAATTTTGCAAACAGATACCCAGTTACATCTCTTTCGTGGTCGCTAAAAATCTGTTGCTCGCTCGTAGTCTGTGACTGAGTCGAAGAGTTCTGACCGCTGCTCACCATAAGATTTTTTGCCAGTTGTTCCAGTTCCACTTTTTCCATTATCGACCTCGCGCCTTACCCAGTTTCTCCAAGTGGCCAACCAATCGGCCTTCGTTGCGTCTTTTCCAGCTTTTGCTATCCAGTAGTCTTTGAACTTATGCGCCACCTGAACAAACCATTCTTGCGTTAAGTCAGGTTTAATCAGTTTTGCAGCTTCCCAGTATTCGCGATCAGGTCGCCAGTCATCAGGCAATCGGGCTGCCTTTTTTCGAGGTGTAGCCGAAGGCGTAACTTGAGCAACTTGTTGCGATTCATGGTTTACGGACTCAGGAATCAGGATAGGGGAATCAGGAATCAGTAAGAGGGAATCAGCACGATCACTATGCGAGCACTCTGGTTTTAATCCAGATAAATCGCGATTAATCGTGAGTCCTTTTAAATCAACAAGTTGGCGTCCTTCATTTGTAAACACCGGAATCTCACTACCTTTGTCACGTTCATTCTTGTGTGGGTTCTGGTGCTTCTCAAAATTAGGGATATTCAAGTAAATCTTATTCCCGTCAGAGTAGAACCGTATCAATCCAGATTTATCCAGATTAATCGCGAGTTCTTTTACGCTGCACTCATCCCAAGGCAATATTTGAATTTTTAAGGTTTTCTCTTTCCACTCAAGATCGCCCTTGTAATCAGCCATAGTCCACAAACCAATGAATAGCAGCCTTCCAAGTGGGCAGTTATCAGAAACCTGCTCGTTAGTGAAGAAGGCTGGCTTTATGTTGCGCGCTCTAGCCATTTTGATTCTCTCTTATTCTGTTCCAGCAAATACCACAAAAATAGGTAAACTTCTTTTTATCTGTATTGAAGTGCATTTTTGATCCTGCAATCTCTCCAGCTTCAATAACATCATCTAGCTCAAGTGATGATAAAAATCTCTTTATTGATGAGAACCAATCGGTTCTTAATTTATTTGTTTCTTCCCCAAATATTGCATGAACTACTTGCCAGCAATCAGACTCGATTCTTTCTTTTTGAGCCTCAGTGA